AGTTGAAGAAGCAGTGACATTTACTGGACCTGTACTCGTATTGAACGCAAATGTTTTTCCAAGAGGGGTGTCATTACACCCAGTACGAATTCCATTGGCAATGCGCACACACTCGTGAAAGGGACGCAAGGTGATTGCGACACGCACAGTTCCTTCACGACACGAGACAAGAGGGAAACCGTTACGAAGACGAATGCGTTGGAAACTGAAGGGTAGGATTGCAGAAATAAATCCGTTGGTTGTTGGAAAGACGCGTGTTTCAGAGTACCCAGGTTGTTTTAGTTGTTGAATAGGAAGTCGTGCAATACCATCTACACCAAACCCAAACTGAGTATTGATGTCTGAAAATAATAAGCCAAAGCAATTTGTAAAATCCCCATCTACTGTTTCTAAGACTTGGTCATCTACCATAAATTCAGCCTTGGCAATCATGGCAGAACCAAGAGCATTTGCATAATACCAGGCTTGATCAGGATTATCGTACGTATACAACCCATTTTGCAGGGCCTGTACAACAGAATCAGGAAGCCAGTGGCCAAGACGAACTTGAAGTGCAACTGTAAATAAAAGATCACACGCTTTGACAGAACCAATTTCAAATACAAGACGGCCACCAAATTCTGCAGCACCTTTATGGACAAATTCTTGGATGACTGGTGAGAAATTAAGGCAGCGACGCTGCGTGTCGCGTGTAAACCACGATTTTGTTGCGTCCAAGGGAAACATGTCGTCGTCCATTTCGTCACGATCAGCAATGTCAATGACAGTTGTGCTGTCACCCAGCGGTCTAGATGAATTGAGATTCATGTGGACTGCTCACTCTGTACATTAGGATACAGATTGTTAAAGTAATTGTTTGTTTGTTTAGTTTGCGTAGGTAAGTTCACCACGACCGTTTTTAATTCTATACAATGCCCAACTTTCACAAAGAGTAATCATTTCAGCTTGTTTATAGCCAAGTACAGGATCGGGTAAAATATCTGCAAGTGTGACATTCAATTGAGGCCGATCTGCTGTTGTAAAATTAATACCGCCAGTAGGTTCTCGTTGTGCGGGAGGGAAATCTTCTATACGCCACCCACGACTCCAATTCATAGTACAAATATTGTCAGCAGGGCTTCGTTCTTCTTTTGCATCAGGGATGACGTTTTGCCAGACAAACGGAGTCCAAGGACCTTCACGGACTTGACCAGCAATGATGAGTTTCATACTGCTGTAAAACTGGCCGTCCACACTTGCAGGATTTGTATTGGTAAAATTCCAGAGACGATTTTGTGCAACTTCACTTTGATTTCGGAAATAGGTAATCATTCGTTCCACCGTATAGTTAGCGTCCACTCGTTTTGTGACAATTGCAGTACCACCACGATCAATTGGTGTATAGTCCAATTGATTTAGACTGAAAATATTATTGAAATACCGAATGTAAGGTACTTCTATTGTTTGATTTACGAGTGATTCACGAGCTTCATTGAGCAAATAGAGTTGTCTGGTTCGTAAATAGAGTGTTGGTTGGCCGATTGTTTCTCTTGGCACAGCGGCAGCAGTGATATCTGGTACATCACTTCGGTCTTGTGTAAATGTTTTCAACCAAGGAGCAGGATTTACTTCAGGGAGAAAACATTCTACGAGTTTTTCAAGCGGTCGTAGAGTCAAGCGGAGACGAAATGTCTGGAGACGAAGGCCGCCGAGTGGAAGACCACGATCCCCTGGAAAACTACAGCCAATCATTGGGACTGGAATTTCTAGACGTCCAGGTGTAGCATTGCGCATAACAGCGTTACGGCTTCCATTGTGAATTCCAGCGAGTTGTTGTGTGAGCAGTCCTTGATTCCAGTTAGAGCGGGTCAACTGTGAAACATAGAGACTATCACCGCTAACTTCTTGTAAGAGAATCTTGTCTTGATAGAGTTCTATTTTTTCAAATAAGAAATAGCCGATTCCGTTTGTATATCCGTAGACTTTGTTGGTATTTCCATCGGCATAGGTTAAACTCGTGTCATTTGCTGCGACCATTTCTGGCGGGAGCCACGAGGGAAGTTCTATGACAATTGCAGCGTCTACAAGAACATCGGCTGGAAAGTCAAATTCAAATTCACAGCGTTGTCCAAAGCGGGGTTGATTGAGTGGATTTGTCCAGCGAGTTTCTGGAAGGCTTGCTGGCCATCGGTCATAGGTCCATTGGAACGGGTGTGCAGAATCCTTGTCGTCTTTTATAAAATATGTATCTTTTGCTCCTCGTGCGACGAGGTCATAGAGCGCACCATCTATGCTGGTTTGATTTCTCGTGGCGGCGGCCATCCTCCTATTGTAGGCATTCGTACTTTATACCTATACTAATTATGCATCCGTATCCGTATTCTTTTTCTCGTCTGCGATTTCATTGCGCAGCACTCTGTGTTTGTGTTGCACAATTTGAGCACGAGTTTCTTTTTCTTGAAGAGAAGGTTTGCATCGTTTGTATTTCTGCTTCTTAGTATGATGATGCTCACCTTCTGCTTTTCGTAGAGTAGACTCTTCTTCGCAGTCAAATCCAGGAGGTGTGTGACCTCCGTATGGATCGTCTGGATATGGATCATAGCAGCAACCACAGTGAAACGATTCTTCTGAATCACTATCATCATAATAGTATTTTCCATCGGTTTCATCGTAGGAAACACCTGGTGGTATGAAGCCACAATAAGGGTCGTCTTGAGCATCCTCATCAGAATCTGCTGGAACTTCAACGTCTTCACCACGCTCACGACGAACTATTTGGCTTGCTTTGTAAGCACGTTTACCCATACGTTTTATAAATTCTATACAACTGGCTGCATCGTCGTACGCAAGTTTAGGATTTTTTGCAGAAGGGATTTCATAATTGATACAATACCGAAGTTTAATGATCTCTGGCTTAGATTCGTCTTCTATGATTTCTGTGATACGTACGCTATACCATTTCTCGTTTTTTATGATGGTTATATAAAAAGGTAAACACTGTGATACAATTGTAAATGAGCCTCGGAATGTAATTGTATCAATTGTACATTGCAAGACCTCCTCCATTTTAGGTGAATATGGAGCATCAGGTGGAAACCAAATTATTTCGTCATTGTATTCCATTGCCTAGTTCAAGAATCTGATTTTTCTTTAGATAGGAATTCTTGTGTAGTTTGTGCTTTGAATCTTGCAGCCAACTCTGGATTGTCTCGTTCCCACTTTTCTCTACGTTCTTTATATTCACGTTCTTTACGAGCACGTACAAATATATCATTTCGTTCTCGTACTGTATCTTTATCATTTACACGTTTGAAAAACTCATCATCTTCAGGTGTTTTTCTGAGACGTCCTAGATTTTTATACTTGATTTCAATTGTTTCGGACTGTAAATAGTGCCGAGGAAATCCACTAAAATCACGATTCTCATCATCTTCATAATTGATGAAATCTTTATGAGTAATAATACATTTATATAATACATGATTCTTAATTAAAATGGATTCAATTGGCAGAGTCTCGGGTTCTAGGTAAAAGTATCCCATAAATACAATTGTATCATCTGTCATATCATAAATTTGGCGCATATAGGGTACATGGAAATCACCAATTGGCATCCAGTAGATTCCGTCGTCCATTCTTTTCTGTACGCATCAAATAAAATTGATAAAAAAACCCAGTACAATAAGGTATAGAACAAAATGTCAAACCTAGTCATCGTAGAATCACCAGCCAAGTGTGGTAAAATCCAAGGATTTCTTGGATCAGGTTGGAAGGTTATTGCGTCGCTCGGCCATATTCGTCGTTTGAAGGAAGATTTGGATGCTGTAGGGATTGATCGTGATTTTGAGGCATCGTGGGAGACGATCAAAGAAAAGGCCAAAATAGTTGCGCAACTTAAAGAAGCAGCAAAAAACGCTACGACAGTTTATCTTGCATCAGATGATGATCGTGAAGGAGAACTCATTGCCTACAGTGTTTGTCTCTTGCTCAAACTCAATCCAGTGACAACACCGCGCGCCGTCTTTCACGAAATTACAGAAACAGCCGTCAAAGCCGCAATTGCTTCGCCACGACGCTTGGATATGAATAAAGTACATGCGGCAGAAGCCCGTGCGATTCTAGATATGATGGTTGGATTTACAATTAGTCCACTTCTTTGGAAATCGGTCGGCAATGGTCTCTCTGCAGGTCGCTGTCAAACTCCTGCCTTGCGACTTGTGGTGGATCGTGAACAACAGATTACAGATTTCAAGAGCAGTAGCAGTTGGAAAGTTCACGGGCATTGGTCTGTTGTAGGACAGAGTCAATCATGGGATGCATTTCTCACGGATGAATTGGAAGATGAAGACAATGCACGCACGTATCTTGAAATTCATCATGACCAACCAAGCGGTAAAGTTCTCACTGCAGAAACGAAGCCATGGTCTGAATCAGCGCCTCTTCCACTCATTACAAGTACTCTTCAACAAATGGCCTCCACACTCTTTCGTCTGAATCCGAAACGGACTATGCAAATTGCGCAACATTTGTATGAGGCAGGGTATATTACCTATATGCGTACAGATAAGGCAGTTCTTTCAGAAGAGGCTGTTCAACAAGCGAAACAGGTTGTCACAGATCTCTATGGAGCAAACTATGTTGGTCAAGTCGCATCCGCTGCTCCTGCAAAAACAAAGGCCAAAGCAAAACAATCAGATCCAGCAAAAGAAGAAGTGAAGGCGCAAGAGGCACACGAAGCTATTCGTCCAACGAATTTCGCAATGAAAGATCTTCCAGCGACTGAAGATTGGATGCAACAAGACCGTAAAGTCTATCAATTCATTTGGCTTCGTACAATGCAAAGTGTAATGGCACAAGCAAAAGGTGAACAACGGACAATTCAATTTGTAGCGGATGGGGATGATGAAGACGATTTCCAATGGCGTGCGTCGTGGCGTCGTACTGCATTTGATGGATGGCGACGAGCCTCTACAAAGGAATCAACGACGGAGGAAGAGGAGGCTGGAAAAGATAGTACAACGGATGGTTGGCGCATGGCACAAGCGATTCAACCAGGTACGACGGTCAGTTGGCAGGTCATTGGTGCAGATCCTCACGAAACGAAAGCAGCCCCTCGCTTTACGGAAGCGGCTCTTATTCGTGAACTGGAACAGCGAGGAATTGGTCGTCCATCCACGTTTGCATCGTTGATTGGAACGATTGTAGACAAACAATATGTTGAACCAAAGACGATTGAAAGCCGAGAAATTCCGATTACAAAACTCACACTTGCAAATCCAGGACAATGGCCTCCAACTGAAATTCAAGGAGTTCGTAAAGTGGGTGGAGAAAAAGATCGGCTTGTTCCTACGGCTCTTGGAAAAACTGTCTTGGATTATTGTATTCAGCACTTTGACAGCCTCTTCATGTATGGATTTACAGCACAAATGGAAGCACGGTTGGATCAAATTGCGGAAGGGAAGGAGGCGTGGAAACAGGTACTTCGTGACACGTGGCAAGCATACAAGGATCGCTATCAAGAACTGAAATCAAGCTCTGCTTCTGCTGGAAATGATCGTCGCCGTGAGTTTGCAGGAGGAATCGTTGCGGTTTTGACGAAAAAAGGGCCACTTCTCTTGAAGGAATCCGACGATGGTGATAAAGAAAAGACAACCTTCTATGGCTGGCCATCAGGAGTAGACTTTCAAGCGATTACGCAAGAGCAGGTTACTCGCTATTGTGAGGCGACTGGGGCGAAACTGAATGGAGAAGTTCTTGGGACGCATGAGGGTCTTCCTGTTGTACGAAAATCTGGAAAATTTGGCCCATATGCACAGTGGAATGGCCAAAATGTCAGTTGTCAAGAAACAGATTCATTTGAGACTGTTGTACAAAAATTTGCGACAAAGACAACAAATGCAAGTGGACGAATTGTAGGGCAATTTGAAATCCGAACTGGGCAGTACGGACCGTATATGTTTAAGAGAAATGTAGTTGGACCGTCTCGTAAATTTATAAGTGTACCATCATCTATAAATATTGAAACAGTGACAGAACAGGAATTACTCACGCACTTTCAATCGCAAATCACACAAAAGGCCCGAGCAACAGCGTATTCATCTAGACCCTATGTACCAAAACAAGGAAACGACGAGAGTGACGGCAAAGGAGGACGTGGAGGCCGAGGAGGCCGAGGAGGGTGGCGAGGGCGCGGCAAAAAGTAACAAGAAACACAATAAAATGCGAGTAGGGAATGGAGGCGCTTGAGCAGCGTGTATCCAGATTATATCAATATATAGGTGATCAAACAGGTGATATTTTTGCATCTGCAAAACAAGTTCAGCGTTTAGAAGAACTATGTCATCAACAACAACTAACAATACAACAATTGCAGTCACAACAAGATTTTTTTCAGCGACAAGCAGCTGAATATTTTGAACAACAAGTACAAGCAATTGTCGCACAAAAAGGGATACGTAATACAGATTTTATTTCATTAACCAAGTTTTTTACACAAAGTCTTATTCATGCTGTAACAACTGTTCAAACAGAATGTTCATCAATACTACAATCCAGTCTTCCTCTTTCAAAAATACAGGAGTTAGAGAGTCAGGTAAAACGGCTGCAAATTCGTCTTGGATCTTCAGGAAATTCAGCCAATTCTGGAAATACAGAACAAATTCAGGAACTGGAATCCAGAGTTCGTCTACTGGAAATTCAGTCATCTGCAGCAACCACAGCAGCCCCTACAACCTTGCCCCCAACTGAAATTACAGATCTGCAAAATACAGTCGCAGTTTTACAGGAACATGTGAAACATCTAGAAGATAATCTTATTACAGAAGTGCAAAAACATTATAAAATGACAACAAAACAAGGAGAACTTGCAGCACCTCTTGTACGAATGCAGCAAATGGTGCAAACGTTAAATCAAGAATTCCAGTCGTTTCGTGGGATGGATCCACGAAAGGTTGCAGAGGCGATGATTGCAACTGCTACTGAAAATCTTCGGACTGAATTTCAGACATCTCTTGCAACACGTGCTTCCAAGGAAGAGTTAGAACGATTTGATACAACTGTTCGTAGAATAGAACAATACAGTACAGATGTGCAGACTGGATTTTACAAAATGAAACAACAATTGGAACAAACTGAAAAACAGTTGACAGACAGATTTTCAGACCAACGCTGGAATCGTCTGGAAACCAGTCTACAGCAATCCTTGGAAACCAAACACAAGACACAACTTGCAGTCTGGAATTCAGTTCTGGATACTCAGCAACAGACAATTCAGCAGACAATTGATGGAATACAAAAATCAGCGGATCGTGTGATGGAGGATGCACGATCGGTTACAAGTCCTGAAGCATTTCAGAAGCATCTTCATACCCTGCAAAGAGAATTGTTGACAGATCAACAAGGTTGGTTACAGCGTATTTCAGAACCATTACAAGCAAAAATGGCAGTAGTAGAAGCACAATCACAACAAACACGGTCTGCATTTTTAGACTTTACATCCGAGGTGAAAACTGAATTGTCTGCAAGTGCACTGAAAACCAAGTATGCTGCATTTGAGTCAAAACTTGCTGAATTTGAGGGGTCTGTAAAAGGCTGGAATCAGCGGCTGCAAAAGGCGGAGGAAAGTCATACACAAGTGTTGGCCTATGTGGAGAGTCGTACAGATACAATTTCAGGTGAAATTCGTGCAGTTGAAAAACAATTCAGTGAGGTACATAAGGAAATTGCAGAAGTAAAACAAGCTGCAAAGAAAGATTTGTCATCCTGGATGCACGATCGCAAGGGGGAAATTCAGAAACGATTTACAGATGCAACAGAAGAGGTCAAGCAAATTCAGCGAAATTCAGTTGCTCTAGAAGGAGAATTGTATAAACAGTTGGAGATCTACCGTGGCTTGGAACGATCCTTGGCTGAAAAATTCAGAAATGTTCAAGCAGAATCTGAAAAAACAGTTGTAGCATGGCGAGAGGAGCAGATGAATTATATTATTTCACGAATGACTGATTTTTCAACTGAAATCCGTAAACAACTTGCAGCAACAGAAGATCGTCTTGCAGAATATGGAGGTCAAGGGACAGATGTTGATTCATTTGAATTAGCACAAGTGCGCCTTCGTCTTGCAGAAATAAATGAGCGATTTACAGAAATAAATTTGCGTCTAGGACCAGTTGCACTACAAACTATGAAAACAGAGTTGGAAAATACTATGCGTGCTGTCACAGAAGAATGGTTGAAGAAACGTGCAGATGGAATTATGAGTAAACACATACATGTATTCCAAGATCAGTTGACAAAATTCAATGAAACTGTTATGGAAGATCGTATTAAATTTATGAAACGATATGAATTGCTCACGGAGGCTGAAAAGACACAAATTCATAAATTAAATGAAGGATTGTATAAAGATCAAGCAAGACGGTTACAAGAATTGGTATATTCAGAATCAGAAACAGTTCGTGTTGGTTTGTTGCAAAAGGTGGAAACCCAGATTGCACAACAATTCAATGCCTATAAGTCACTGATAGAAAAAGCATATGTGTCTGCTGGAAAAGGGCAAGGTCAGGGACACAACCAAATCAATCCATTTTTGTTGGACTATCAATCACAAACAAAATGTATCTATACTGCATTATTTGGCACGGAGGGTCAGCCCATAGATACATTATCAAGTGTACGGCCGATGGAAGGATGGGATTATATCTGTTTTACGAATTTGAACATTCCAGATACATATGGCTGGAAGATTGTTCGTGTAGATCCAAAATCAAAATCTATGGCACTAGAAGCAAAACGTTATAAGTGGTTGAGTCACAAATATCTAGAAGATTATGATATAGTTATATGGACAGATGCATACCTTGCACCGTCTTTAATTGCAGCCGATAAACTCTATCAATGGATCACACTGATGAAAGAGAAAGGTGTAAGTATATTCCATCGTAATCACGAATCTCGTACGTGTATTTGGGACGAATGTGATGCCGTCATACAAAATAAGCGCGATACGCCAGAGCATGTGCAAGCCATTAAAAAAGTATTGCAAATGTCAAATATGCCGACGAATTATGGACTGTATGATACGAATATTATGATTAAATTTAATAAGGATACCAAAGTCAAACGGATTTCAGAAGATATTATGAAATATTTAGAAAACTATACAACCCGCGATCAATTGGTTGTGACTCTTGTGTATTATGTGCAAAAGTTTGCCGAAGTTGGAACTGCAGATTTACTTCGTGCATTTGAAAAACAAGGTGTTCATGTTCGTGTTCCTGCATTTTAGGATGGTGTAGGGTGTGAAAGCATGAGGTGGAGTTCACCTGTGATGGCATCAATGCGATTCAGAATCGCCACCATTTTTTGTCCAGTGATTGCTACTTGTTTTGTTTGTGATCCACAAAGTGTTTGGTCTTCCTCATTAAATGACCAGAATTGTGAGGGTACGAGACCAGATACATGTGTGAAACCATTGAGTAAGAGGCTCGGCATGTACCACATGACCCCTGCACGTTTGACATCTGTACAATAGACTGGATCAAGAACTCGTAATGTCTTGATCCAATGAATCACTTTCCAACTTGTATATAAATCTTGGAGAACTTTACAGAAATGTGCACGAGTATTAATCCATGCAATTTCTTGTTCAAGAATTGCAGGGGAGACTTTCCAGCCAGCAAGAAGTTTATGAACAAGTACATCTGCATATCGTCGCATAGGAGATGTGAAATGGACATAGTCTGTGAGGCCAAGGCCAAAGTGACCACGCTGATCTATTGAATAATAGGCACGAGCAAACCGTTTGACAAGTATAAACGAATCTACTGTTGGATGACCTGTTACAGGGCGGTCTCCATGTTTATAACCACGGAGAGTTTCGTGAAAGCGATTGGGTATGATCACATCTCGTGATTGCAGATGTTTACTGACAACTAGATTGGCAAGAATCATTGCTGTGGCAACAAGACCATGTGCAATATCATTTGTAGATTCTTGTTTGACTGAAAGGGGTAAGCCGTAAGGACTCATTGTAAGGCGTAAGGAAGGGAGTGCAATAGAATAATCAACATCGCTTGAACGTATAGTATGAAGATCGGCAAGAAGCCGAATTGCTTCAGGGGCAGTTCCACCTGCAAGTGCTATAGCAACTTCACTATAATTCCATCGTCGTTTGACGACAATTGTACTGCGATAAATATCATAGTTCTGTACTTCGCCATAGAGAAGCTGAACACGGACTGTAATGACAGGTCTTACTTGATCTTTAACAAGACTGATTGTATCTAGCGACTCTCTGTGTGCAATGAGATGTTCTGTATGTTCATTGGCCAAATACAGAGAAAGGCATCGTTCACGCATACGTTTCGTAGATTCATCACGTAATGCAAATGCCGCATCATTTCCAGCAATATCAACGATATGGATATAGATAGTTTGATTATCAGGATCAACTGAAATGGCATCATCAAAATCAACAGACGATTCAGGATCAATTGTAAAAGTATCCAGATCAGTATGGTCAACTATAGAGTCAATTGTATAATGATGACATTCATAATATTCAGTCAAAGGATGGCGGTCAGGAACACTGCAATAGGCATCCAGAATACAGCGCATATCATCACGTGCAGCAGCTGAAAAGCGTGATTTGACTGTAATTGAACCATCCGAATGAAGATGCACAACAAGGCGATCGCCAACTTTATAGGCAGAATCGGTTGGAATTGTGGGTTGAAATGGACAAGCAGGGGGGAGAGTAGCCAACCATAGTGTTGTAGTGATTGATGAGATATGACGAATAACAGCGATTGCAACTTGTTCACGACGATGGTTTAGCACGGCAGATCCTGCAGATGTAACAGTGACTTGATCACCAGGTATAAGAGATGTGGATTGAATTTGTAGAGTCTGATGGCCAGAACCAACAACGACGAGTTTTGCACCGTGTAATTCAACTGTACCGTTCATAGTATAATTAATTTAGAGGTAAAAAATATCATTAAATTAATTAATCAATTTTATCATATAGCATACCGCAGACTGTTTAATCTGGACCAATATTCATTGGTGATGGTAAGTGCCCATTTTTAATGGGCACTTGTCCAAGAGGTCTGCTCTGCTGTCTAACGACTTAATTTACGATAGTTATGTGTCATCAGTCCGTAAACGGACTGATATTACAAAACCTCATAAATTAAGGATTAGACGGTACAAATTATATGAGAGTGTTACTATCAATATATCTTAATATACAAGATGATTTATTATTTTGCATCCAATGTTGTAATTCATCCTTTGGAATATTATTTTGTATATATCCTCTATACCATGGTAAATGTTTTGCAGTAAATACACCTGCAACCCTTATATTTTCTTGACTTAGATCATAATTATATTTTCTATTGATTAAACAGAATGTTGTATCAATAGGTGCATAGTATAGTTCATAATGTTCAGTTGGTATGCGATTTTGCCAATAGTTTGATTCAATATTATAAACAAGTGATTCAAATGATTCATTTAAGAAATTATGATGATCTGATATATCCAATGCAAGCCCAACTTTTCCACAAGAATATGTATTAGAAATATAGAATAGGTGCTCAATTACATTTATTGGCATTTTACCATTTAATTCTAAATCAGGATCACTCATACAAAATACAGCAGGTAAAGTATCTATTAACTGATAACATACATTATGGCCATAATTGGTTGTTAAACGGCGAATTTCATATTTATTTTTATCTTGAGCCTCCAATTCATTATAATATTCAAACATAGGCTGATATGTACTTGCATTATCCATAATTATAATTTTATTTGTGATATGTTGTATTTGATGTACAATCTTTTTTACAAATGTCAAATTATTCCATGCGATCACAACAATCGGAATTTCAGACACCATTCTAGTTAATTTTCAATATTAGTCTTTATATATTCTGGCGAAAGAGTATGAATGGTTGCTCTAAAACCACTCATATTCTATTTGTATATATAAATATCAAGTAATCGTATTATATTTTTTTACAGACAAATGTCTAGTTATTTAGGCGGTGGCCTTCTTGGCGACACGCTTCTTGGGGGCTTCAGCAGCGGCTTCAGGAGCAGGGGCTGCAACGGGAGCAGGAGCGGCTTCAGCCTTGGCCTTCTTCACCTTCTTTTCGGCAACGGGGGCAGCAGCGACGGCGGCGACAGGGGCGGCTGCACCACCCTTACGGCGAGCAGAGGCTTCAGCGACGGCGCGCTTGTAGGGGGTCTTGGCGTCAGCCTTGCGCATTTCATCCCAGACCTTACGGACTTCATCGTGCCAGGCCTTGAGTTGTTCAGGGGTTTCACCCTTGGCAACCTTTTCACCAGTGGCAGAGACACGAGCACCTCGGCGACGACGACGGGCCTTGAGTTCTTGGCGAGCAGCGCGCTTGAGATCCTTGAGGGAGTCTTCAATCTTAGAGATACGTTCAACGAGTGAGAGTTCAACAGTGTTGTCAACAGAGGAGGAGGCAGACATCTTTCTATACCCTTATGATATGTTATGTTTACATGGCTTTAAACGCACAACAGGACAAACTCTTGAACGCCGTCTCGGGAGTTTAGAAGCGCGTTCGGGGAAACCGTGCGTTCAAAATTATCAGGCCCTTCAGCAAGAATCTGTTGTTGCAACTGCCTTGGCGAACCCAGTACTATAATTTGGCTGGGATGTGCAAACAGCACCGCCCCCACGTGTTGATTGTGTAACAACACGATTAATATCACCAAAACATACCATAGATCCTGAAACACTTACACCCCATTTGCTATGATCTACCGAGTTGTCCCACGCAAATCCATCACCAAAGTTAACGGACTGAATATCTTGAACTGCATTTCCAGTCGTCGGACAATATGGTCCAAGAGGTTTTCCTTGAAGCCAACTTTGTACATACAATGACTCATCTATAGCAGTTGTAATACAGTCATCCCAGATATCATGACCCCATTCTGCAGATTTTGCAAATACAGTCAAACTATTTCCAGCCACGGTCTGAATTTTCGTAGATGTGCAGACTGGGGTTTGACGAAAAATTCCGGTTGCTAAACTGAAAATTCCAGGAAACTGTTTTCCAGCAGATGATAAATTCCAGTCACTGATTCTAGGCTTATTTAAAGCCATTTGTTCTGCGATTGCATTAAGTGTCACTGAATTTACAGACATGCAAAGGATCTGTTGTGCATTAGTCCAAGCATTATGTGTGAGCCCTAAATACTTTACTGTAAAACTAGGTCCGACTGGAAACTGAGGAATGGAATGCTGAATCCAGACCCCTGTTTTATCATCATTGAAAAAGAAATATCCTTTTGTATGTCCATAACTATATGAGTAAGTTGAATTGACAGGATCTTCGTCATTATAAATAATATATGAATCCGCAGACCAGAGTTGTTCGGAAGTCAGGGCAAGTGCCCCTCGGTCTGTAAAATTCAGGGAAGAATACGGTGAAGGCTGTAATTCTATCAATGAGTCTGCATACATGTAATTTGTACTATGGGGTTCTTTCATAATGAGCCATGAGTCAACTGTATTTCCGGAGTCTGATATGCAGGTTATTGCGGCTGAAAACGAAAGAGTAATGAGGGAAAGAAGCCAGCGCATTTTGGGATTCTTCTGATGGTCGGTGCTGGAAAATATGAGGATGAGTTAGAATGCCAAGACGTTGGAATAATGATAGGTGGCAAGAAAGAGACCTTGAACGTTGGGAGAATCAACAGCGACAACGTGCAGAAGAGGAAGCGGAGATGGGCGAAATAAATTGGTCAAATAACAGGGATAATAATCAACCAAATCAATGGCCTATTCCAAATGAAGGATTTTTGAATGTACCAGAAGGCTCTAAAAATGCTATAACATTTAATGATATTGAAAATGGTAATACTCTTATAAATTTTCGTAGAAATCAACCAAATACATTTGAAAGCAAATTTGGTCGCTATTATAAAAATTCAACAGTTTCACAACTTACAACACACCCGGCTGCACGTGGGCCTATTATAAATAGAAAGCGTTATACAGCGTCTATTATACCCACTCTTAAAAATAATAATGAGGGGTATAATGCTAATAATGAGGGCAATAATCGCAAGAGTCGCCGCCGCCGAGCAGCCTCCCGTAAAACACGCAAGTCTCGTAAGTCTCGTAAGTCTCGTAAGGCATCTCGTCGTAACAATCGCAAGTAATTTTCTTATAACATTGATTATAAATCAATCATATAATAATTAATCTATCAAACAACAGATCTAATAGCAAGTCTTATCGGCAGCATTATAGCGACCTTCTAAACACATGGAGCGGCATGCACCAGACACGCGGATTTGACCTTCAGGGCACATGGAAACACCCATTGCCTTTCCTTCAGAGTCTTCAAATCCTTCCATAAAGCAGCGGCGGAAGTATGCGAGGACGAGGACAAAGACGAGAGCGTGTACTATAGCCGCAGCGACACTTGTTTGGCCGGAAAAGAAGATGCCTTTTGATCCAGGAGGTAACGTCAGAATCACACCAGGGGATAAGAGTACAAAGAGCGCTGCGAGTTTAAATGCGTTCATTCTACTATTACTTTTTATAATTATATCAAATTATAAAAAGAAAAGCGGTCTCTGTCGGGTTTGAACCGACGACTTTTCGGTAATCGTCTTATAGGATATCTATAAGGGGCTTAACAGCCGAATGCTCTACCGACTGAGCTAAGAGACCTTATACAGCTACAACAATCCAATCAAACTAGCTGCGTCATTTGATTAGAGTCCCCCACGAAGCAAAGGGCGTTACGGATCATCAATTCCAAGAATAGTATATCAGATTTACACTGTCTACTGGTACAATACTCTTGCTAAACCCGTGGATCAGACGGAATCTTTTAAAATCTCCCCGTTGGGTGCTAAATTGCACATAAAAGCCTTTTTTATTTTTCTATTATTTACACCTATATGACATACATACCAATATATTCTCTCTCTGTCTTTTATTTCTTTTTCCCCATTTTTTATATTTTTTATTTGTTTTGGGTTTTGTGGGTGTGCGAACTATAAATGGCTTAAATTTATAGTGTGAGCCAGATATCTGGATTATGTGAGTGTCCCTATGGAGAGAGATAGGGAATTCAACTCACGGCCCTTTGCTTGTCCTCTCCACTTTGATCGGAGAAAGAAACACTGCAAAATAAACGCACCGAACTCAGCCCTACACAGATTTGCCTTCGTGGACAAATTGAATGATTGTATTCCCACCTTCTTCTGTAGTCAAGTAGTCACGCACACAATATTGTTTGAAGACTTTCAAGAAAACTGCTGCAGGAACAATGATACGTTTACCACCCACATTAAAATACCATACACTTGTCGGCCGTACACAAAAAACAGCCATTGTATCCTCAATACTTTTCACAAGTTGCTGCAGCTCAGGTTTTGCGAGTTTGAGTAAGGAATCATACTCTGCATTATTTGGATGAATTGCATATTTTGATTGACTAAGCCCCATTGTAGATTCTATATCTATTATAAAAGATTCTTTAATCCGAGTCTGCATCTTGGATCTCCTCACCATCCCAAATTCCAATACATTCTCCTCGGCCACCCGTTTTTGTACGACGATAGATCTTTTCATTCATACAGTCGCGCCAGAACTTTGTATGATTATGAGTAAAGGGTCGTAGGACAACGTGAATCACTTCTTGCACTTCTAGAGGTGTATCCATTGATTCAACAAGTGCGGAATTGTTCGGAATCTGAGTTACAATCGGTTCTTTGCTTTGCACAGCAAGCTGTTCTACTACATTTGGCACAGGAGTTGTCTGCTTTGATTCTTTTTTTGTTCGTGGTGACTGTTTCTTAGTTTCTTGTTTTGGTTGTGCAACAGTAGCATCAGGTGCTTGAATCAAGTCGCCAAGTTTCTTAGTCTTTTGTCCAGCACGCGCACGTTTCTGAGCCTCCATTGCCAGTTCTATTCCTTCCGCTGTGGGACTTCCATAAGCCTTTACTTTTTTATGATACCAAGGACTGTCATAAATATGAGACTCCTTTGTATACTCTCCATTCACTAGACCGTGCGCAAATGTACCTACATCTTGTGTTCGTGTTTGAGGTTGAACATTTCGGCAATAGTCGCACAGTTCACCTTCTACTACACGTGCTCCACACACTGACTCTAGGTAAAACCGGTGTTTTCCATCGCCAAATCGCACAAGCAATTCTTGATTTGTAATTCGTTTTTGACACCACATGGGTGGTCGTATTGGTACAAAATCCATCAGCCAGGCCTCACTCAATTTTTTCCGTTAGTACAGGGGAGGATATGTACCGATTTAGTTTATAGACAAGAGGATCGTTATTGTAATCGTTTATATAGTAAATATGCTTGATACCACTTGCCACAAGAATCTTATAGCAATTTAGGCAAGGGTGGTGTGTAATATAGGCAATTGCATCGTCTGTTGCAACCCCACGTTTCGCACAATCGGCTATACAATTTTGTTCGGCATGTACTGTGGCTTGCTCGTGATTGTCATATATAATACTCACGTGTGCAGCGCCTGGTAAAAAACCATTGTATCCTGTTGCAATTACACGATTCTCCTTTACCAAAATACAACCGACATGAAGACGTGTACAAGGGGATCGTTTGGCAACTAGTTTCACAATTTCGGAAAAATAATCAGTCCAACTCACACGACCAGGCCGTTCATCTGTCATATCAATTCTAAAATGTATAATACAAATAACTTTATGTATTATATTTAATACTCAATATCTTGCCAATTAATTGATATAATATTTGGTATAGAACTTGGCTTATAGTGTTTTATGTTTTTTCTCTGTAAGTCATAAATATACTTCATATCAACAAGGTCAGGATGAACATACCAATCCTCATATGGACATATACCTTGATTATTTATATCATCAAAAACACGATAATATCCACGGTTCATAAATATTTCTCTTGAGCGGAGTCTAGTATTCTTATAATTGGTATGATAGATATCGTGTTCAAATGTCACAGATGCAAATTTATAAGTATCTAATATATCTACATTTAATTTTTCAAGAGTATCTATTGTAGAACCATTAGAAACTTCTAAATCAATCTGTAAATAATCAATATTTAATGGAACATTATTAGCTTCAAATAGTTCCATATAATTAACTTTAGATGCATCTTGAATAATATGAACACTATTTTTACGATGTTCTTTATATAATGGTAAAAATGAAGCATCGTATTCTACCATAATACCTTTCCAATCATATTCTGATTCTAACTTGTATGAGTTATTAATATTTATAGGGTGATTAGAACCTATTTCAATAAAAAACCCATTCCGCTTTTCTTTCAGAATATTTATAACAAACTTATCTTGTTCTGCTTGGCCGTTGTATGGCATTATATTATAACTTTATAGTATCCCTTTAAATATATAAAATTATAAAGCCTTTACTTCTATATTATCGGCTAAAAGTGCAGCCCACGCAACAGGGAATTCCTTGCGTAGAAGAGAATCTACTGCTTCTGCATAGAGTTGAATTTCACGTTGGGCATGAGGATCAAGACGGAGTTTGCAGAGTCGTGCATATCCATATAGAGACGCAGTCTCAATAAATTCCGTGTACATACTTTGCGGTAAGGCCATACGAGCCACTTCAGGGGCGACATTCATCTCCATAAGTTTCTCATAATTCGCTACAGCATCTTCATGGGATTTACGAATAAAGGCTGCAGCTGCTTCATTATCTTCTACATCTTCTGGCTTACTCCCCTGCTTAAGTTTAGGATCACGCGCGCGAAGGTGGAGCGGATCATATGTTTCCGCCTTGTAGTCTACATAGCGACGAGAGACTTCATTGCGAGAAAACCCTATCGTGTGACGAAACCATTCACGTGCGACAAAGATGGGCATCTTGAGGCGGAACTGAATTTGCGGGTGAAAGAAGGGTGAAATGTGACCATGCTTGGCAAGATAATTGATGAGTTTCTTATCACCTTCAGTCATTTCAGTACTAAGTTTATTAAATGATACCCGTGCAGCATTTACTACCATAAGATCATCACCCATCTTGGCGAGCATTTCAACAGAACTTTTACCGTCACCGAGTGGGTCCATTTCAATATACTTCTTCTATACCATCTACGATTTAGACCGCCATTGTCAATTTTTACGTTTGTGCATTCCAAGATATGCACCCCATCCAACAATTCCAAGAGCAAGCACGCCTACTGCAGCACGGTAAAAGTGATCATAGGACATGTAGAAACCAACTTCTGGAAAATTGTCTGGTACATAACATACAGGGCACGTTTTACGGCCTTCAAATGTATCACTGTCCAACAGTTCCGTCTGTTCCATAAAATAGCCCATGCGCAGAGCCCAGTGTTTGATTAAAATCAGCCCTTTGAGCTGTGCACACGCTGTTATATAAAATTCAATATGTGTTTCAATGGGGAACGGATCTTCAAGAAGAATTTCAGCACCTTTGCGACTCAAAATGTAGGCATGTGCACCTGTAAACTGAGTCACTTGCCACCAGCTTTTCTTGTCTCCAGAGATGAGTGGTTTGCCGTTAAAGGATCCGCTGTGATTGCCGAGCAACCACATGTGCCATTCAGATGGAAGACGTGCAATGAGCTGGTCAATATAGTTGAGTGCTTTCTGATCAACAATTGTGTCATCCTCAAAGACAACTATGTAGTCAGCATCTCCCTGTAAAAATTGTTTCCAAATACTCACGTGAGACAATGTAGCACCAATTGCACCAGCAGTAGAGATTTCATAATGGCTTCGTCGTGTCTTTTTCAAAATATTTTGCCGTGTGTGTAGACTAATTCGTTCATCATTGGCCACATCTATTTTTGACCCATCCACCGCAGAAAAACGGGTTAGATTCTTAAATTCAGACAAGGAAGGTTGCTGTGAAAAAGTATCCCATCTGTCCTTACGACGATCTAGATTAATAACAAATGTCGGACATGTCCGAATATCTGTTAGAACCATTAAGGTCTATCTTCTATTAGACCGCCGCCAAAAGTTGTTCTGCAATTCGTTTAGATGCAGCCGTCGCAGTAATTCTGTAATGGGGTGATGCAACTACAAATACTTTTATTCCAGGTTGTGCTGCAATATGGTTTAGACGATCTGCAATTAGTTTTACTCCATTCGGATCACTTGTTTGAAAGTGGTAGTCTTTTGAAACAGTATGTGAAGGCATCTCCATTCGTTGCTGAATCGCTTTGCACAGGGATTCATTTCCACAGGATTGGTCTCCAACAAGAATATCTTGTAGATATGCGTAGAGATCATAGTCTGGCTGATCTTCTTGAATAGATTTCACAGTGCTGCGTAACTCTGTATACAATTGATCCACTGTAGTACGTTTATAATTGGCAGCTGCGCAAATGATTTGATGAACCTTAGATGCCCTATGATACTGTTCCATTGTCTTTGTTTTTTCCTCTTCTTGAATTGATTTGATACTCAGGTCAATCTGTTGAACTTGTGTCCCATCCTCTTTTTCAATCATATGTAAGGAATATACACTTGCAACAAGAATTTGTCCGACTTTTACATAATCCTTCACTCTGCGACCACGCCGAATATTGATGTGACGTGTCGGCAAAATGGCAGGAAGTTTATTATACATAAGCAAAGAGCAATGAACTAATTCGTCTGTAAAACTGTGCACTTCTGCAACGACAATTTCGTCATTGACAGGTGATGCTTGTTCAAGCAAGCGAATTCCTTGTAATTCTGGTTTATCCATTGTAATGTGTACGAAAAATATCCTCCTCAAGAATGTCAATTTTTTACGCATCTACAAAGCTGTCTGTTTTACAACGATCACACCATACTTTATCAATCTTTCCAACACGCACAAGTTTTGTATCTGTCCCTTGACATTGCTTACACTTTTTATAGTATTTTATATATTTACGAACTAGATTACAGACTGTAAGTAGTTTCCACATTCCACGCAAGACAAGTTGGCCAGTCCCATTGACAGATGCCTCAGTTGATAATTCTTTACAAACCCAGGTTTGGAAGTGGTCTGTATAGGAAGCATCTCCAAGAGCTTCTACGGTTTGTGCCCAGTTGACCCAGATCGTATGTTTTGGAATCTTCCCTAGAACCGGTTCTTTAATTTTTATCTTATTGGCATTTTCATTGGTGTCTAATTCGGCGGATTTTCGCTCATAGAGTGCATCAAGGAGAGACTCATATGAATAGGGGGGTACTTGAAACTCGGACGCATCTTGAGGAATCCATTTAATCAGGCGTGAAGGAACTGGATACGAGCCACTTGGAGGTTCTGCTATAGAGGTCCATTGCCGAATTGCAGTAACTTTGCCACACCCTTCCAAGAGTTCTCGTCCTGCATCTTTATTCATACGCATAATACTGACCATTTCACCTTTTGCTAAGCAAAGGGGGCGTTTGAGTTGAATACGACGAATCTTCTTTTCAGGAACTTCCACAATCACACCTTCCACGGTCATAACATTTGCACAAACACGTACAATATCTCCTTCTTTGGCATGTTTGAAGGAATGTTGATCTCGTTTGAATCGTTTAAATTTCACAGTAATTTCACCGAGAATGGGTGGTAGGCAACCAACAAATCCAATGCGTTGACCAACACACCGATTAGCAGCAGTCAAACCAGGATCCATGGTTGTTTCAATCGCAATCAGACTTCCAGGAACTGCATACGGTAGGCTTGTTTCTTCGCAACGAAGACCTGTGATTTGTGTAATGATTGGATGGGCTTTTCCAGACGAATCTAGGAAACCAGGGCGAAGTTCAATCCAATCGCCGACGACACAGACACCTTGGCTGAGTGTCCCACCAACAATTCCTCCTGTAAGTGTTGATGAACCAGGAATCCATTGGCTAGGTTTATTACAGTCAAAGGATCGTACACACGTCATCGCAAGATCTCCTTGAAGATTTCGTTCAGGAGGGGGTTGTGCAAGAAGATGTTCTAGGACTTCTTGAATATTCCAGCCATGTTGGGCACAAATAGGATAGAGGGGCGCAGATTCTGCAACAGTTTCCGCCGTAAAGGCACGGATTTTCGCTTCATTTGCAACGGCCTCTTCTTTTGTAATTAAATCAAGCTTATTTTGAAGGATTGTAATTCGTTGAAGACCTAACATGTCCGCTGCAACAAGATGTTCATAGGTTTGGGGTTGAGGAATTACTTCTTGATTGGAAGCAATAACAAAGCAAGCACTGTCCATGATAGATGCACCACCAAGCATAGTGGCCAAGAATGCTTCGTGACCAGGGCAATCTACAAAGGAAAGGTGTGCGACAAGGGTGGAGTCTTCTGGAGCAGGATCAGATGTTTTTTGGGCGACGAGTGTACCTGTTTCGCGATGTTGATATATTTTACAATTGGCATAACCAAGATGAATCGTAATATTGCGCACTTGTTCCTTTTGATGACGTTGTGTTTTGACACCCGTAAGAGCACGAATTAGAGTGGATTTCCCCTCAGATACGTGACCAAGAGTACCAATACAGTGTGTTGCTTGTCGTGCAAGCACGTCACGTTCATAAATTCGCATCAAGTCCATTGTTTGCAAATTATTTGTGTAGTAAAAAAAGTACATCATCCGCTGATCAATTTTATCTCTCTTATCTAGTTTGCGTCTTCATCTTCGTGTTCAAATGCTTCACGCATTTGAGTTGCAATTTGGCTCTGGAGTCTATTTTGAAATGCATTAGAAAGGACTGGCGCAGACATGGGAACAGGATCTGAATCTGATTCATCATCTGAACCAAGTGCTCTTCCATATTGCTCTCGTTGCATCATTGGGCGTGAAGGCGCACGAGGAAAGCGGGTTTGACGCCGATGGGCGGCCATAGGACTACTGAATCCACGGGCAAGACCAATGGAAGTAATGTGTTGCGTTGTAAGGCATTGTGCTTCACGATCCATATAACCAGATTCTGCACGGGCAAGAAGATTGCGAATTACACCAACTTCATCACGAAGAAGGGCTGCAATTGGATCACCATCAAAGAAGGTGTCTTGGACATCTCGTGTAAATGTTTCAATGTCTTCTTTGAGTTTTTCACGCTGAGTATCATCTTTTGCGTGCCATGTATTGAGTCCCTCAAGAATATGCGTGCACATATAACGAAGTTGAGTAATATGAATATCCTTTTGCCGTTCCGTGACCATAGATGGAATAGGATAAACAGACCACGGGGAAAGATCTGGAAGAGTCATTCCATGTACAGATACATCCATATCACCATGAGGGAGTGTAAATAAGACAAGTGGTTTTGTTCCACTATAGACATCGCCAACTGTAATCCAGAGTCGTCCACCTAGTTGCTCAACTTTATGAGGGCCAAGAACTTTTGTGCCGATGGGGACTTCTATACGAACATTTTGATAAGCACAACTCATGAGTCCACCAAGTGTATCGCCAAATGCAAATGCAGTATCTTCAATTGTACTGACGACATTATATGAGCCACGATTGTCTTCCGCAAATGCGCGCATAAGTTCTTGATTATGATCTGCTCCATATGCAATACAATGAACGCTGAGTTGAGGAAATATAGTACAAACTGACCCTATAAGTCTACGAAGTTCGCTTGGTTCAGATACGCCACGATTTGCGTGGCCATCCGTTAAGAGAAGCAACCCTGTTTTTTGTGATTGACCCTCACAAACTGTGCGTACATAACCAAGACCTGCAGAAAGATTTGTGCAACCACTGCATTGAAGATTTTGTATGGCTTGTTTGATTGTTGCTTTATTTCCTTCGTCGGCAGTTACATGTTTGAGATGTAGTTTTGCATCTTCACCAAAGGATATGAGGCTAATTGTGTCATCATCTTTGAGAAAGTTGAGGAGGAGTGATGCGCAACGTTTGACATTTTCAAGTTTACGATCATCAAGCATAGATTCGCTGACATCAATCAGCAAGATAAAGTGAGTAGGGATTCGTGTAACGGTTTCAGGAGCAGTTATACGAATTGCAGCACGCACAGATGCATCAGGTGCTGGAGGGAATGTAAGAAATTCACAGTTCATTTTATTTCTTGTATGTGTTGTACTAAATAAATAAAAAATGTAACGGTCAATTTTTTCTTACGATCCATCATTGATAATTTCAGTCACTTGTTCTTGACTAATACCATATTCAGCACGCACCGCTGCGAGTTTTTCAGGGTCGAATTTACCAAGGGGAGGTGGGCCGAATTTTTGCACGTATAAGATAAATTCAGCACCGACCGTGAGGTTCATATTTGGCGTATCAATGGATGCGAGAATATGATTGTTAAGATTCTTTGGTTTAGGAACAGCATTTTGTATAATATAATCAATTCTCGCTTCTACTGCTTCCGTTAAATCTTGCAATTGTTCTGCGAGGGTACTTAAAAAAGATATGTTTTGTTTGCTGATTGGCGCACTTGCTTCATTTGATCCTGAATCTACAATATAGACTGTTTGTCGTGCAGACCGACTGGTATATGTATCATTTGTTTGTGTTTCAGTATATATGGATTGTGTATATAATTTGTGAATGGAGCGCATACTGCCCCACCCGCCCGAGGTAAATAAACTGGGCATACTCCTATTTGGTGGACCGGAGTTTGTTAAAACAATTCATACGTATCTTCTATTCTTTTGTTTGAATAGATATACAACTTCGTAGAATGCCGAATGCATCCTATCGCAGAAAATTACGAACGCAACCGTTTGATCTCCAACAAATAAACACACCGTCAAACTATCCAACCATTAGTGGAACAACCATAACAAAAATTCCACCACCTCCACCTGTTCAAAACTGTAACACTGTATTTGATTCAATTGTAAGTGAAATTCATCAATCGGTGGATGTATTGATTGATTTGACAGACTATGAGGATGTAAAAACACGTTCTGCAAAAATTTCCGAGACACTTGTTCCGTATAGTGAATATTTTGTGATTCTTGATCGTGTAGATGCATATATTAAAACAGTTGCAGCACTAAGTGTAGACCCAATTGATATTCAAGCGATTCGTACACAGGTTGATTTATTACGAGCCGAAATGCGATCACTTCCATCCATGTGTCCTGAAAGTGATGTGATGGCAGCACGAATTGCAGGGCTAATTACGTTCATTGAAAAAACAGTGAATATGGAAACATTCGCGTATTCACTGAAAGTTACATTGGAAAAGATTCAAGCCTCTATTGATTCATTTACAACAGTAGAACCTCGTCTTGAAGAAATTTACAGAGTGATTCTGGAAATTATGCAGAATATCAAGGATGAACGGCCAGTTAATACAATTCAATGGCGTGTACGATATGTAAAACGTCTCGTGAGTGTATTGATGTCTGGTAAAGAAGAATTATCGTGGGCCATTTAATAAAGGAATTGCACTTCCATTTAAATTTCGCACCGTTGGAACACCTCCCATCCAAATATAGTTTCTGTAGAAATCGTACAAGGAAGTATTTAATACTTCAGTGATTTCAATAGAAAATGAAAAATTCATGCTATTTAAATCAACAACTTCGCCATAGGGATCTAGCAATTGAACATTTAGATATTTGAGATCCGTCGGGGATGGAAATATAATTTCATTGGCCATAAGTGTAGATCCGTCATCATAAATAATGGAAAACTTGTCTTCACGAATGATGATTTTGGCGAGGCACTGCAAGTAGGTTGTATAGGTTGTTTGTTCCACCGTATGTAAATCATTAATGGATAGAAACATATAACTGTCCCCTACGACATCCAAACATCCTTCAGAGGTTATAGAATACATACAAAGAGGTATGGTACAACAGGACTGTGTCGCAACTTTGTACAGCGGTTTGCGAAAGCCCAAGTTGTAGCCGAGACCAAATCCGGTGGGTCTTTTTTTGAATTTATCGGCAGTAGCAAATTCCAGAAAAAAGGGCTGTCCTTGCTGTATAGGACCAGGGTTTTCACATATACCGCCAAAGGGTGTAACACCTTGTAGTGTGAAGGTCACTTTTGCAGTATGTTCATCAACTGTAATAATCATATAAATACCATACAGATCTCGCAACTTGACATCCATTTGTTTTTGAATTGTAATCACCAAGTCTGCTGATGTGTAGTTACCAGGTTCAATACATATATGGGCTTCCCGTAAAATACAGTTGATATCATATGCAGTAATTGTAAATGAATTATTCCATTTGGTGAATGTATAAAATACGTTTGGAATTTCTATAGAGGATATTTTTAAACGAATCAAATTCTTATAGGCATGTGTAAACTTAAATGAGAAGTTTGTTGTTGGATCGTTTATGTCGGTTCGGAAACGTGAATCAATGTTTAAAATTCGTTTCCGCAAATCATTTGAATTAATGACGTCATTTGCATTGTATAATTCACCAATGCGACTATTGAGCATTGTCTTCACTCTACTTTTGTAAATCTTTCATCGCGGATAAAGTAAGCGCGTGAATTCCAAAACCGATTTTGCAACCAAATTTTCCCGGTGGAGGGTATAGCAGTAGAATGTCAGCCCCCGCCCCCCAGCCTATCTCCGTGAACTTCAACGTCGTGATTGATGCCTCAGGTAACCTTGAAGTATTCAATGCCGCAGCCCCGGTTGTGACCAACGTACTCGTTGCAGAACACACTCTCCCAGTGACTGCATTGTATGACCCTGACAACAACAAGGGTCTCCTTGAATTATGGGAACCTGAAAACGCCCAAGGGGACATCCACGTCCAATTGGCCGACACTGATCGCACTGCAAGTGGCGGTCTCAACTTTGCTGGCAAATACCAGACTGCAGCCAAGGAAATCGCCGCTGGTTTGGAAGCCATCTTGTGCGACAAGTTTGACTGCAGTGGTGCAGCCCCCTTCTCCTCTTACACTGGTAACGTGGAATACTACAAGCAACGTGACTTTGGTCGTGTTGCTCTTGCAACCTACGCCCACCACTTGTTTGGACACGTGGATGCAACTGCAGCCATCACCAACGACAAAGCCTTTGTTGAAGCCATGCTCTCTACATCTGCAGGTGGTGACAATGAAACTGCTGGAGGTGCAGCCGCCCGTGCCGCCGCATGGACCAAGAGCACTGTCCCCAACATCCAATCTTGGGACGTCTCCTCCAGTTCCTCTGACGCCAACTTGGCTCTCCGCTTGGTGAAGACTCTCGTAGCCAAGGGTCTCGATGGTGCTGGTGTACCATCTGTATCCGCAGTCAGTGCTGGCAACCCAGACAGTTTGGCCAACATTGTCTCCCAAGTGGTTGGTCAAGATGCATCTCGTTTGATGAACGTAGATAACAGTCAACGCACCCGTGACCAACACATCCTCTTGCGTTTCTATGAAGGCGATGTGATCTACCTCAACATCACTGTAACTGCCCCCAACGTAAGTGTTGGAGCAACCAACCAATTGGTCAGCAAGGCCGCCTTGGAAGCAATGTACCCTTCATCCAACAACAACTTCACCCTCAAGATCACCTTGGGTGGTGCAGGTGCAGCCGCCTCTTCCACACCCATGACCATCACAAGTATGCTCAGTCCTATGGCTGGCCTCGTAGTGTTCTTCTACACCGCCACACAAGCATATGGATTTGGTGCGCTCGCCTTATACAAACTCAACGGTGCAAACTATGAAAAGGTTGTCAACATTGGTGCAGTCAGCGTAGGAAGTTCCAACTTCACTGCCACTATCGCCAACGGAGAACAATACATCATCTTGGCAAGTCAAGCCGACATTGTCCCTGTTGCAGGTGCTCCAGCCATCTCTGCAGTTGGAACAGTTGCAGTATAAATTGTGTAAGGAAAATAACAACAAAAATATTTATAGTATTAATGATATTTATTACTATATATTCTTTAAAAAAGCGATTTCTATGTGCGTTTTTCCCGGTGAAGGGTATAGCAGTAGAATGTCAGCCCCCGCCCCCCAGCCTATCTCTGTGAACTTCAACGTCGTCATTGATGCCTCTGGTAACCTTGAGGTATTCAATGCCGCAGCCCCAGTTGTGACAAATGTTCTTGTTGCAGAACATATTCTCCCTGTGAAGGCATTGTACGACCCTGAAAACAACAAGGGTCTCCTTGAATTATGGGAACCTGAAAACGCCCAAGGGGACATCCATGTCCAATTGGCCGATACTGATCGCAGTGCAAGCGGTGGTCTCAACTTCACTGGTAAATACCAGGTTGCAGCCAAGGAAATCGCAGCAGGTTTGGAAGCCATCTTGTGTGATGAATTTGACTGCAGTGGTGCAGCCCCCTTCTCCTCTTACACTGGTAATGTGGAATACTACAAGCAACGTGACTTTGGTCGTGTTGCTCTTGCAACCTATGCTCACCACTTGTTTGGCCACGTTGATGCAACCGCTGCAATCACTAACGATAAGGCATTTGTGGAAGCAATGCTCTCTACATCTGCAGGAGGCGATGATGAATCTGCTGGAGGTGCAGCTGCTCGTGCCGCTGCATGGACCAAGAGTACTGTCCCCAATATCCAATCTTGGGATGTGTCTTCCAGTTCCTCTGACGCCAACTTGGCTCTCCGCTTGGTGAAGACTCTCGTTGCCAAGGGTCTCGATGGTGCTGGTGTCCCCACTGTCTCTGCAGTGAGTGCACAAAACCCAGACAGTTTGGCCAACATTGTCTCCCAAGTGGTTGGTCAAGATGCATCTCGTTTGATGAATGTGGATAACAGTCAACGCACTCGTGACCAACACATCCTCTTGCGTTTCTATGAAGGCGATGTGATCTACCTCAACATCACTGTGACTGCACCTAACGTCAGCGTAGGAGCAACCAACCAATTGGTCAGCAAGGCCGCATTGGAAGCAATGTACCCCACTTCCAACAACAACTTCACCCTCAAGATCACATTGGGCACACCTCCTCCTCAATACTCTATCTCATCTATCGCTGCAGGACAATCTTCCGTTGTATTGCGTATTGATGAAGTAATGTATACTGATGTATTAAATGTGGCCGCTTACCGTGCAAACGTTGGTAAGACTGTTGAATTCATCTACAATACAGCAACGAAGGCGATTGTAGATGTGAACTTCCCACAAGGATTATATGCAGATGGTATCTTTGCAGATCTCGCCACAGATCCAAATGCACTTGTGCTTGACAATGCATATAGTAATATGGAGGGAGCAGCATACCTCACATCACCTTCTAACAAGAAGTTCTTGCCATTCTTCTATTCCAATTCTGCCACAGTGCTTGGAGGTGCAGTAGGAATCTCCACAGGTATGAAATTCAATTACGAATCCCCAGCAGACAGTGTATACGGTGCATTGTACACAGTTGTCACTATCGTTGCACGTGGTTCTGCATAAGTACCACCATACCATCATTCCACCATGAATTTATAAATATTTATATATCAATGCTTATATCGATATGTGAATATTTTTTAAATATAATAATCTGCACAGTACAATTCCCGACACGGATGCAATAAAATCTAGGAAAAGGTATAGCCATTTGCGATTATGTCTGCTCCCGCTCCCGCCCCCCAGCCCATCGCAGTGAACTTCAATGTCGTCATTGATGCTTCAGGTAATCTTGAAGTATTTAATGCCGCAGCCCCAGTTGTTGGCAATGTTATTGTCGCAGAACACACACTCCCTGTGTATTCATTATATGATCCTATTGCAAACAAGGGTCTTTTGGAATTATGGGAACCTGAATCCGCTCAAGGAGACATCTATGTCCAATTGGCAGATACAGATCGCACATCTTCAGGTGGATTGAATTTGACCAGTGCCTATCAAGTCGCAAGTAAAGCGATTGCATCAGGATTGGAAGAAATCTTGTGTGACAAGTTTGACTGCAGTGGTGCAGCACCTTTTTCCTCGTACACTGGAAACGTGGAATACTATAAGCAACGTGACTTTGGTCGTGTTGCTCTTGCAACCTATGCTCACCACTTGTTTGGACACGTAGATGCAACTGCCGCCATCACAAATGATAAAGCATTTGTGGAAGCTATGTTGTCTACTTCTGCAGGTGGTGACAATGAAACTGCAGAAGGTGCAGCCGCTCGTTATGCTGCATGGACCAAATCCACTATACCTAATGTGCAATCATGGGATGTCTCCTCCAGTTCCTCTGACGCCAACTTGGCGCTCCGTTTGGTAAAGTCACTTGTTGCCAAGGGTCTTGATGCAAATGGAGTACCAATTGTCTCTGCAGTTAGTGCAGGAAACCCTGACAGTTTGGCCAACATTGTCTCTCAAGTGGTTGGTCAAGATGCCTCACGTTTGATGAATGTA